TGTAGTACCGTTAACGTATGATGCAAGTTGTGTAATAAAATGTTCATTTGTTGTTGCAGTTTCAACTAATTTATCCGCATTTGATGTTCCATCAGGGGCAGTAGTAGCATTAGCAGTTACCGTTACGGCTGTTTTAAGCCAAATCACATTATCAAACTGCTCGCTATACGTCAACAAATTACTACGCTGCTCTTCAATCAACAAGCCCAACGGCGCAAGCGTAACAGGGTCATAAGTAAATCGTGGTGCATCAATTGCAGCCGATTGGATTAGACCATCTGATCCGGTAAAAGTAGCCGTACTTGCGCGGGTAAATGTAACCCTTGGATCAAGTGTGCCGCTAATAAAGTCTAAAAACAATGATTTAGGAGTATGCAAGCCTTGTCTTACGAAAGGCGCGTTTAATCCCAAAGCATTTAATGTTTTTAACATTTAGGCACACTCTGTAATAAACAAACTGCCAGCAGTACCACCCGTCTTCTGGATAGCTGCAATCTTATTGCCGCCCTTGCATCCTACGTACTCCACCATTCCGGCTGGTAGAAACGTGGAGGTGGTGGTAGCTGTCGGGTTATCGCTAATCAGCACATGGCAATCAGATGTAGCCACAATGCGGATCACATTTGGAAAAGCAGAAAAGGCTGTGCTTTGTGCGCTTGTGCCTGTATACGCTAAGACTTGTGATGCGCCGAAACGCACAACAGGCATTAGCTGTCCGTTATCATCTTGAACTAGAGAAGTCATGTTAAATCCTTGTTAATTATCGTTCTGCCAACGGATGACAGCCTCGATTGGCCCACCGTCTTCGCCACTCACTTGCAGCGGTAACAACTTAGGGTAAATAGTAGCCCAAAATGCTCGCTCGTTTGCAGGGTCTTCCTGCGCCCATGCAATCAATCTATTTGTTCCGCCTAGTCCTTCTGCGGCCTGAGCAATTGCTTCCTTTGCGGAGGCTGTAGTGCGGTTAGGAGAGCCTTTTGGTCTTCCCCTACCCTTGTTACTTAAATTTTCGTTCTCTATTAAATTCATTTCCGACTCCTATCGGGTCATCGGGTTAAATGCTGCTTAGTCTACTAATGTGTACAAATGTAATGCAGGCGCATTACCACTTTACCTTGTTTGCCCAAAATGCTGCGCTCATCTTGCCCTTTGCAATGTTCTGAGCGTGTCTGGCCTTAAATGATTCGTTACGGGCAGAGCCTTCTGGACTACCCTTAACACCCTGTTGACCAAAGCGGATGAGTTTGGTTTTATCCCCACTCTTAGCCAGGACAGCGTGAGACTTAGTAGGATGGCTAAGCGTTCTCTTAGGCTTGTTAAAGTCTGAGAAAGTTTCCTTCCCACGTTTAATCATTTTTTCTTAGCCGTTTTAGCGGCTGTCTTGAAGTCTTTGGCGCTAGGTGCTGCCTTGCTGCCAACCTTGTTCATCTTCTCGCCTGAGCCAGCGGCAATGCGCTTTTGCTTGGCGTTAATATTGCTATAGAGTCCGGCTTTCATTAGTACATCCCCGATTCTTCTTTCTTTAGTTGCTTTTTGTACGATGACTTCTTTTTGTCTTCAGCTACAAACTCTTTAGCAACTTTCTGCGAGATGCCAGTTTGCTTGGCAAACTTAGGGTTGTTTGCCGCAGCCTTCATAAACTGAGCCTGTGCTTTGCTGACTGATGGCATTATTCTCGCTCCTCTACGGCTGTTTCGTGCAATGTCTGATAGATTTTCTTGGTACTAGCCCACATCTGGTCTGCAAAAACTATACCACTTCCGGTATAAGTTGTTCCCGCAAAGTGCCTGGGCAAGAAATAGTGGCTAGGATGGATTGTAATGCCCGTAAACTGGTTATCTAACCATGTCTGAGTGATTCGTACAGGACCGCAGAATTCCCACGCCATACGCCCGTCTACAGTATCGTCCTTTATGTCTTGGATGATCTGTCCGATAAATGGGTGGTTTGGCTCTGCGCCTACTGTGCTGTTTGCAATTAGGCCGAATCTATCTAACTCCGACTCCCATCCTGCAAATACACTAGCCTCAAGCAGCCAATCCTCTAATGGACGTTTGCAGATAGAGTCTGCGTCCAGAGCAATTCCGCCTTCCTTGTAAAGTATCTCCCAGCGCATCATGTCGGCTACGCCACACAACTCTCGATCCCAGTAGGCACTCATGTGCCGACCATTGATCCAGCTATGCCCATATAGGTCATCGTTTCCCCAGACCTTAACCACATAATCGGGATTCTTTTCAATCCACGTATTGATGCAGTTATCTGGGCGCTTGGACTCGTCACCTATCCACACAATGTGGATCTTCTTGGGAATCATGATCTCACCAAAAAAAAGCCCGAACTAATCGGGCAAAGAACCAAGGAGACAATCAAGAAAGTGCGGAGAACACTCTCCCACGCAAATTTTACTAGTTTTTCTCTTTAAGCACAATAGGTTGTGGTTTTTTTGCATAAATAGACTGTATGTGGTGTCCACCTATCAAACTCGGCTTTTCTAAAGTCTGCATCGAGCCTGGTCTTGGTATCACGCTATGCAATGTAAAACCTTTGTAATTCATATCAAGCCTTGTAAGTTGTGGGTTTCCATAAAGCAGGATTTGACTAAATATTAAAACACTTCGGGGAGAGTGCCAGCGCCTGCCAAGGTACTTTTTTCACCCCGTTGCCTTTAGATCAGGTAGCTAACACCTGAAACCCACGTAAAAACTGTAACACAATATTTTCCCCAAGGGTGATAAGCCTGTAGTTTCCTACGCTTTATCTGCCTGATCCATATATACCTATGCTGATATATACCAATCCTACCTGAGTTAATGTTCAATCAATACAGGTCTTGTATCACCATGTCCCTGTATCTTGTGCTGTACCCATTTAAGTCAGCGAGGCTTGCATACGGGTGCTGTATAGCCTATGTTTACTTCCACGCCACCCAGTTAGGTGCTTGCTATCGTGTGGAGTACGGCTGGTAGAGATATAAAAAAAGCCGTTAAATCTGCATCTTGGTGAGAAATCTACCTTTGTAAAGTAGAACGCCCTTTCGGGACAAGACACAGACTTAACGACTCTAATCGGTTTCTCACGCCAACAAACAAATTATACACGAAAATATATTTGCAAATACTAGGGAAAACACCTAGTGTTTATTTGTGTTGAAATGTATACAATTTAGTACATGGCACTAACGCCATACCAAGGAGAAACCATGTATCAAGAGATCATCACCACACGCATAGCAGGAATCCCCGCCAAGGTAGGCGTAACACGCGTTTACCGCAAGAGTGGCAGCTATAGCCAGAACGAAGTATCGGACGTAGATTTTTACGGCTATGTAGAGTTTGACTACGACATATTAGATATGCGTGGCAAGCGTGCTGAATGGCTAGAACGTAAGTTAACGGACAAGATTCGTAGTGAGATTGAACAACAGATAACGGAGGTTATGTGAGCGATATGTACACCAAACAGCAAAATTTAGACATATCCGAAAAATGTGTACACGAAACGGACATATCTATACATGAGATTGAGCGACTGAAAGACCTTAATGGACGGCTGGTGGCTGCGGCTAAAGAACTTGGCTACGCAGAGGATGTACACGAATGGGATGACGCTTGGAGCAAGATGTGCAAACTAATGAAGGAGGTAGTATGAAAAAAGACGATGTAGTTGATCTGGCGCTTGAGGTTGGTATGGCTCAAGATGGCGAAATGTTTTTTTCATTTATCAGAGGTGATGCAGATGTACACATTTCTGATCTAGAATACTTTGCCCAACGGGTAGAGCAGCGTACTTTATCTAAACAAAAGGCTGCGGATTATCAGGAGGGCTACAAAGCAGGATTAGATGTTAAGAGCAAACTTATGCAAGATGCGCTGTACTTGCTAGGCGCTTGGGAGCGTGGTGCTGATGCAGATGATTATGTAATGGATTTGTGGCATCTGAGACAGAAGTTTGATGTTTATACGAAATCGCAAAATCAAGGGGAAACAAAATGAAATTCACATTTAAATCAGAACACGAACTTGGCACAACTGTCGAAATCAATTTTGACGAGGAGCATCTTGATGAAATAGAGGAAATGTTTAAACAGTTTCTCAGGGGTTCGGGGTTTTATATTAAGGATGAAGAAGAAATATTATTGGACACAGCATATAACCCTTGGCCTGAAATTCCTGTCCCTTGCAACCAACACCCCGATGCACCGCATGGCTACGACAGGGACAGAAGTTTAAATGAAGATAGGGAAGTATGTGAGTGCGAGTCGTGGAATCCGCCTATGTCTACAAAAGAGGAAAACAGCGACATGTCCGAAAAATGTGTACAGGAAAACGACATAAAACCTTGGATTGGACTGTCTGATGAGGAAGTTGCGACATACAGCAATATGTTTAATGGTATTCGCTTAGTGAAAGGAATTGAAGCCCTATTAAAGGAGCGCAACACATGAATAAAGACGCAACAGTATCAATTAGGTTGCCAGGCGAATTGCGTGAACTTATCGCCAAGCACGCAATCGCTAACCACCGCACCCTCGGGTCACAGGTATTGCATTACATTGAGCAAGGCATGGACAAGCCTAAAACCGTTGTAAAGCGTACCTCTAGCGTGCAAAAACCAGACAATGTGTCACACCAAGTGTGGGAGGACTTCTGCAAACTTAGGGCATCTAAGAAAGCGCCTATCACAGAGTCGGCTCTGCAAAACATTAAGACGCAAGCAGACCTAGCCGCGTGGACGCTAGAGAGCGCGTTAGCTGAGACTTGCACAAGAGGCTGGACAAGTTTCAAGGCTGAATGGGTAAACAAGGCCACTAAGCAGCAAGCGCTTGAGGCATCTAATAGACAAGCAGCGGAGGCGTTTGCAAATGGTTGACGCTGATAAAAAAGAGTTTGCTCAGTTTATGGCAGGAATGTTTGCCGTATACAACAAAGAGGTAAGCCAGATGCTCCTGCGTATTTGGTTTGAAGCGCTGAGACACTATGACTTGAAATCTGTAAAGGATGCTCTGGCTCGACATCTGCTAAACCCAGACAGCGGGCAGTTTTTACCAAAACCCGCAGACGTTGTGAAACTAATTGGTGGTACTACTATTGATACTGCTTTAGAGGCTTGGTCAATGGTAGACAATGCAGTACGAACCGTAGGAACATACCGTAGCGTGGCCTTTACCGATCCGATCATCCACAGGGTCATACAGGATATGGGTGGATGGGTAGCGCTTGGTAATAAAAAAGAGGACGAATGGCATTTTATCGCTAAGGAGTTTCAAACGCGTTATAGAGGGATTAAAACGACAGGACAGCCAGTAGACGCACCACCGCAATTGACAGGCATAGCAGCCCAACAAAACAGCGTAGCGGGTATCCAGTACGCAGAGCCTCCAATCCTAATAGGAAAGCGAAATGACTCCATCCGCACGCTCAATAGCACTAATGAAGTCGCTAGGCTATCAGGTAGCTAATTGCGATCATTACAACTACTTTACTAAGCGCCGACATGATCTATACGGATGTATAGACTTGTTGTGCATTGGTAACGGAGAGACGGTAGCGGTACAGGTTACAAGCAAATCCAATATGTCTAGCAGGATTAAAAAGATTGAGGCATCGGAGGCTTTCCCCGAAATGCTGCGCTCAGGATGGCGAGTGCTTGTACAGGGTTGGTGGAAAAACGCTAAAGGACGTTACGAAGTAAAGGAGTTTGAGTTTTAAGTCAATTAGGGAAAGTCCCTATATAAATAATGCACACAATTAAGCACAATAGAGTTTCTTACCAAGGAGATATAAATGGACACTCAAGACCATATCTGTATGTACTTTGTTGCTTTTGCCCTCGGCGCACTTTTAGTATTGGAGATGCTATGAACTTAGAAACTAACTCACGTATCGTCCAGGCGTTTGTTGACGGAGAGTACCCCGTACAGGATAAAGAGTATTGGGAAAATCACATGACTGATAAGCATTTTATTATGGACTTGCTTAAAGTCGTTAGCGAAAACTATTACAGCCCTGATCCCGTTGTCTGCACATTGCTCGACAAGATTGAGGCACACGTTTACAAAGCATCGAGGAATATGTAATGAAACAAATAGCACTTGCCTTTGTTAAGGCCAAGCGGGAGTTTGCTCCTGCACTCAAGACCTCAGTAAACCCACACTTTCGCAGTAAGTACGCTGACTTGGCGGCCTGTCTAGAGGCTGTCAACGATGCTCTGCTCAACAACGGGATTGCAGTCTACCAAGAGACATCTATGTGTGAATCTGGCGTGATTGTAGAAACTGTATTTTTGCATGAGTCTGGTGAGTCGTTTAAAGGCGGTATGCTGCACGTTCCGGCCTCCAAGCAAGACCCGCAGGGATACGGCAGCGCACTCAGTTACGCTAGACGCTACAGCATTATGGCGGCCTGTGGGATCGCAAGTGAGGACGATGACGGTAATGCAGCCTCGCGTCCCAAACAAGACGTAGAGGTGGCTCTCAAGGCTATTAAAGAGGCTAAGGACATTGAAACCTTAAAGGCTCAATTTAACGCTGCTTACAAAATGTTCAAAGGTGACACAGCGGCCTTTGAGAAACTGAACGATGCTAAAGAATTTCGTAAAACTGAACTAATGGGAGGTGACAAATGATAGAACAAGGATCGCCAGAGTGGATGGCACTCAGAGTCGGCAAGGTAACAGCGTCTAAGATTACAGACGTTATGAGCAAGCCCACCCTGCTTGGTTATCAAAACTATATGGCTGACCTGATAGCTGAACGCTTAACTGGTCAGAAAGCAGATTCGTACACTAATGCGGCAATGTTATGGGGTATTGATAAAGAACCCCAA